ATCTCACGTATGACGAGGTAATTGTGCAGCTGAATATTGATGGAATCACCAACCGCAAGGGCAAGTCGTTTAGCAAGTCGAGCCTGTGCGAAATGATGAAAGCGCATAACAAGCGCGAAGAGGAGGAGTGGGATGGCATATCTGCATTGTAGAGCGTGTGGCTGGACTGGCAACGGGGTGCGCGAGTGCCCCGACTGCGGCCCTTTTACCCTGGTGAGCGACGAGGTTGAGGACCTGGTGCCCATCGAGATCGTTGTGGTGGACACCGAAGAGGAGGTGGAAAATGAGTAATAAAAGCGCAACCCAAAGGCACTTTGAGAAACATGGCCCCATCCTGGTGCGTAATGAGGACGGCGGCTTTGTCATGCAGGAGTGGGCGGAGGGCGCGGGAATTAGGGTGGGGAATGTGTGGGTCTACGTTGAACGCACGGACGAGGGCGTCACGGTCAACCTATATCCATTGGGGGTTGGTGGTCCGTGGGAGGACTGGAGCCTTGATATGGCATCTGCAACCTTTACCGAAGCCAGAGACGAACAGGAGGAGAAGGCCGCCGAAGACCTTGCCCATGTGCAGGCCAAGGCCGATGCGGGGCACGAACGAGCCAAGGCCGCTTTGCCGGAGTACATAAAAAAACTCAAGGAATACGAGGAGGCATCCAATGAGTGACTGGGGACAAAGACTCAAGACAATCCGAACCGCTGGTGGCTTTACTCAGCCCCAGATGGCTCGACTGTTGGGCAACGTGACGCCCTTTGTAGTATGCCGCTGGGAGAGTGGAAAGTTCCCTGTCCCGTCGCACGTTCGCCTGCTTCTCAAGGGCATCGAGCAGGCTGCTACGATGGGCGGCGATGGGGTGGCTCACATCTTAGGCTTTCTCGATGAGAACGCGGACACCATCGGAGACGATGGCTCCTAGCTTGAAAGGGTAACGATGCGCTGCGCTCGGTCCTTGGCTTCAACCAGGGCCAGCGTGTGCGCTGATACCTGGCACAACCCCTCCCTGATAATCGCATCCTCATCCTGGTCGCCCTGGGCGTAGGCAACACGCCACGACTCGCCATGTGGGGCATCTTCACGCACCTCATAGCCAAGGGTCTCCATGGTCCCCACCATTCGGGCCAGGGTATAGGCACGGCTCCGAGGCACGCATCCACCAGGTAGGGGGAGTTGCACGTCATAGCTTTGCATCACGGCCTGGTAGAGGTGGTACTCGGCGCTATCGCATTGATGGCGGATGGTGAGTAGTAGTTCCTCTATCTCGTAGCCAGCGATGTCAGCAGGAAGCGTGACCATAGCGGTCAGCGACTCAGGCTCTGAACTTTCCGATGATGTCGGCCTCGTAGAGGATGAGCTTGTCTGTGTCTCCAACGGGTTGTCCTGAGTGTCTTGCATACATCACCTTGTCGCCTTGCTGTAGGTCAAATTCACACGTTGTCCCCACCCCTAGCACGGTGCCGATGGCTGGGGGTTGGGCCTTGGTCTGGGCTGGCATCACAATCTTGCCACCCGGCAGGAAGGTCTCGCCTTCTCTTTCTTGCATCTTCTGGAGAAGCACACGCTTTCCCAAGGGAATCACATCGTTACTCATCGGTTGCCTCGCTAGTGGTGTGGGGTTTCTGTTCGAGCCGGTAGACATGACCGGCAATGGGAGGGGGTAGATCGTGTCGGTTGAAGGTGTTCAGGAGCAGGATTCGCTGCAAGATGTCGGTCGCTGCGTACTCAAAGAGCCACGTCGATGAGCACTGGATGGTGCGTGCGAGCTCCGAGAACTTCTGAGCCTTTCCGATGTCCACGTTCACCGTTTCGGTGGCGCAAGTGAACTTACCCCCTTTGACCCTCGATGCCTGCGAGCCAAGCGTCACCTGCTCTTTGGGGATGATGGTTTCAAGAGAGCCGTTGGTCATACTCACAATCAGGTTCGCAACTTCACCCTTTGTTACGCCGAGGCGCTGGGCTGCGCTCACTATCTTGGATGCGGTGTCCACGGTCACAGTAATTGTCCGACGAGTGTTGTCCATACCATTGCATCCCAAGAAACTCGGTGAATATCAAGAGGCAATACCCAAAAACGGAAGAACCGTGTAATTTGGGGATGTTGTGACAAAACCCACGCGGAAGAAGAAGGCAGAGGCCGTGTCCGATTTGACGGTTCCTGGCGCCCAGACACTGGAGTGTTTGGTCATGCGAGCGGCTACCGATGAGGACGTGGGCGCAGTCTACGGTGGCCTCGCTGTGTTGTCACTGCTTGACGAGAGCGCAGCCAAAGAGTTCGCCACGCAGCCCGATGGCGAACTGGACCTCGACCTATACAGCAAACTGCTCGACATCGTTGAGAAGAAGCAACGCATCCGAATGAAGTCAGCGCAGATGATCCACAAGGCATCCGAGGTCAAACAAAACAATCACTACGTCGCTGCACCGGAGAAGTGGACCGATGCAGTAGAAGCACACGAGTTGCAGTAATGGATAAGGTCGATAGATACATCCAATTATGCAGAGATGACGTTCGCTTCTGCTTTAAGAATGAGTTCAAGATTCGCTCGTTCGACAGAGACACCATGCGCTGGAAGCTGGTGCCCTTCACCCTCAACGATGAGCAAGAGCACCTGCTCCAAGTCATCGAGAGGCAGATGAAAGAGCGAGGCTTTGTTCGCATCATCATAGACAAGGCCCGAAAGCTGGGGATGAGCACGTTCATCCAGGCTCTCAAGATGCACACCTGTATGTTCAATCCTCAGAGCCACGCCCTGACGGTGGCGCACGAGGAGTCTGCTACCCGCGAACTCTTTAGAATTGGCAAGCGCATCGCGGAGAACATTGACGAGAGGGTAGCCGCTGGTCTAAAGAACAAGGCCAAGGGCAACCTCCTTGAATGGCACAACGGCTCGCGCGCAGAGTGTCAAACTCAGGGGGGAAGCCCTGACTCTGAGCGTGGCTCCACCCCAAACTTCCTTCATATGTCAGAGCTTCCATCGTGGGAGTCCAGCCGTCGTACGACATCAGCCGCCGATGTCGCCCAGGCACTACTCAACGCGGTGCCCAACGAGAAGTCCACCATTGTGATCATCGAGTCCACGGCCATGGGCATGGGCAACCTGTTCTATGAGATTTGGAACCGGGCAATCAAGGAAGCGACAGGCAACCTATTCGAACCAGTCTTTTATTCTTGGACCGGGAGGGCTCAGTATTCTGTACCAACTGGAGATGTCGAAACCGACACAAATGAACTCTGGTTAGACGGCCAAATGCGCCAAGCTCAAGCGGCGGGAGACATTACGGGGTTTCATTCCATCGCGAACGAGCTTGGTTATAGCGAGTTGCAACGCAAAAGAGCCTTAGAGTACGAACTGAGCCCTCCACAGGTCCGTTTCTGGCAGCAGACCCTGGTGAACCAGTGCGCCGACGACCAGGATCGCTTCGACCAGGAGTGGCCGGTCAGTTGGGAGGTGTCGTTTGTTTCCTCGGGGCGCGGGGTATTCTCTGGCGCCCTTATTCAGAGGCGGCTCGACGAGCTCAAGAACTTCAAGATGAAGGCAGAGGGCTCTCTCATCGAGGACCAGGGCAAGGTCAAAGCTACGAAAGATGGTGGCACTTGGCAGATATACGAATGGCCCCAGGACGCTCACACCTACATCGTATCAGCCGACGCTGCCGGTGGTGGCCGAAGCAAAGACGACGACTATGCCTGCATCCAGGTATTCGACCGATGCACCGAGCACCAGGTGGCTGAGTTTTATGACAAGGTTCCACCCGATAGGTTGGCCGACGAGATGGCTAAGGCATCGAAACTATACAACAATGCGCTCGTGGCACCCGAGTCCAATGGGCCGGGGCTTGTGACCATCCACCAGATAATGACAAGCCACCCGACCGTGTTCATCTATCGACGCTTCGCTCAACCAGGACAGGTAGCTGGTAGCGAGACAAAACTGCTGGGCTATTCAACCAACGTCAAGACGCGACACTATCTGTTCGGGCAATTCGAATCGGCGGTGAGGAGAGAGGAAGTAAAGATTTTCTCCAAGCGTCTGTTGGGAGAGATGCTCACACTGATTCGCTCCAAGGGCACAGGAAGGCCCGAAGCGTCACCCGGTTATCACGACGATGCGTGCGTAGCATTCGCCATCGCCATGGATGTTAGCCGAATACAAGCCGATCAGGGCGTACCGGCTGTTCGCGAAGTAGCGAAGGTAGGCCCCGGTATCTACAGCGGCTTGGTGCAGCCCTACAGCAATGTAGCGGCTCCGGCAGCGGACTTCCCCGAGGGGGATAGCTCATGGTTCTAGCCATCCTTGCTGTGATGTTCATCTCCCTCGGGGTGGTCTGTGTCCACGGCTATCGGCACACCCGAAAGGTGGATCTCGCCCTGTCTATCATCTCAAGGAAACTTGAGAGCCTGGAGCTTGAGGGGGCGCCGGTAGTCCTTCGCCCCGTGTCGGTGCTCCCAACGATGAGCCACGACGAGATGCTCGATGCAGACTACAAGGCTTGGTACGACGAACAAGAGCGGCTCAGGCAAATCAACCCACAGTCCCCGCACTTGGACCCCGACTGGGACAAGTTGAGTCTGGACGCTAAACCCCTGGTGAGAGGCGTATGAAGGTCACAGGAAAAGACCTGCCTGTCTATGTAGAGGACTTGTTCAAGCGAGCCCGTGACAGGAAAAGCGTGCTGCACGACGAGTGGTGGACAGCACACTCGTTTGTCGATGGCGACCAATATATTACCTTTAGAAACGGACGCTCCCAAGAGGCCAAGAGCCCGAGCTGGAGAGTGCGTCTCACCCAGAACATGCTGCTCCCGATTGTGAACACCATCTGCGCGAAGCTCACCCAGCAAAGGCCGGGGATCCTCGTGCGGCCATCGAGCCCCGATGAGGACCGAATCCAAAAGGCCAAGGCGTGCGAGAAGCTGCTCGACTACCTAGACCGGCTCCTAAAGCTAGACCGTGTGCGCTACGAGGTGTGCTGGTGGGCCATCGTCACAGGCTCGGGGTTCTTTCGGCGCTACTGGGATCCAGATGCTGGCAACCAATACACGGTGGACTACGAAGGCGTCACCCAGGTTATCGAGACCGGTGGCCCCAAGGTGGATGCCTTCAGCCCCTTTGATGTGTACCCAGACGTGCAAGCCACCTCCATGGATGACGCCCGGTGGGTGATTCTGGCGCACATGCTATCGGCCCAAGACCTAGAGGACCGCTGGCCCAAGGCCGGCAAGAAGATAATCCAACAGTCGGGCGGAACAGGGGCACCCGTAAATGCAGACGACGACAGCGCACTGCGCCGAGATGTCAGCGGGTATGTAGACGACCCGAGAGATGACCGGGGCCTGTACCGCGTGCTCGAATACGAAGAGAAGCCAACGGTAGACTACCCCGATGGGCGCCGCGTTATCACATGCCAGAACCAGCTGCTCGAAGAGGGCGATTTACCTGGTCGCCGGTTCTCATTGTCGATGGTCAGATATTCAACGATGGGAGGGAGGTTCTGGGGCAAAGGTGTAGTCACACCCCTCGTCCCCCTTCAGCGTGAACTAAACCGCACGGTTAGCCAGATGGTTGAACTGCGGAACCTCCACGCAAACCCTGTTTGGGTGGGTCCAACCGGATCTGTTCCGAACAACGCTGTAACAAACCGCCCTGACAGCTTCATTACCTACAACCCGAACCTCGGGCCTCCCCCCCAGCGTATTGACCCGGTGCCTATTCCGAACTCCCTAGAGGCGATGTCGCAGTCCATCAAGCAATCGTTCTTTGACATCTCAGGCGTCCATGAAATCAGCCAGGGACGGCAACCCTCTGGTGTTGTGTCTGGACGTGCGATGGGAATGCTTGCAGACCAAGACGCAACGAAGCTCGGCCCTGCCGTAAGAAGCCTAGAGCTTGCGATGGAGGACCTGGCCCGTGGCCTTTTAGAGGACTGGCGAGAATACCAGTTTGTTCCGGTGACGGTTACGGTGGTGGGTCCAAGTCGGATCCCAGAGGTATTCCGCTTCTCCTCAGACCAGATTGATTCCACCGACGTGGAGATTATCGCTGGCTCCATGCTCTACAAGCACCCGAGCTACGTCAGGGAGCTAGCCCTCCAATATTTCCAGATGGGCGCACTGGGAAGCCCCCAAGATCCAGCCACCCAGATGAGGTTCCGCCAGATTCTCGGGTCAAGAGGGCTCGAAGAGTTCTACGACGACGACAGCCCAGACAGAAACTACGCACGCCAAGAAAACGATATGCTCACTTCACCAGCGGTTGCGCCGGAGGTCAGGCCAGCGTGGTTTGAGGACCACGTTGTGCATGTCGATGAGCACAGAAAATTCATGCTCTCGACCGAGTTCAGGGAACTGTCGAAAGAGATCCAGGAAGGATTCAGCGAGCACCTGGCCCTTCACTACCACGAGCTCACCAAGCAGGGAGCAGGCCAAGCCACCTACGCCGAGGTGTTGGGGCTTGAGTCCGAGGCAGGACAAGGGGGAGGACCACCACAGGGAGGACCACCCCAAGGAGGGCCGCCCCAGGGGATGCCCCCGCAGATGGAGCAAATGGCCCCTCCCCAGGGCGGTATGAGCGGGGGAACCCCTGAAATTAACCAGGCGTTTAACGTCGGAGGTCCCGGTGTGAACGCCGCAGAAGAAGCCGGAGGCTTTCAATAATGTCTGACGAAACCCAAGACCATCAAGAGCAACCCGAAGAAACCCAACCCGAAACGGTGTCAGCGCAAGAGCATGAGAAAGCCCAAACGCAGATCCAAGAACTCCAGGCACAGTCTCAGGAATACCAGACCTGGTTTCAGGCCCACATGCCTGACCAAGAGACCTTCGAGTCTTTCCAAAAGTTCCATGCTGGCGGTGGCAAGGCCCAGCCCGAGGCCGCGCCCCAGGAGGCCGAGGACTACGACATCTTTGATGATGTAAAGCAAAAGAGCCAGACGATTGCCGAGCTCGAGCAACGCATGAATCAGATGGAAAATCGAAGTGCCACCAACGAAGAACAAAAGTACATCAACCTCGTGAAACAAGAAGCCAGCGAACTGCAAGACAAATACCCCTACCTTGCAGACCAAACAGCAACCAACATGCTCTTTTCTCTCTATGCATCCCACGATGGGCGCAAGAGTATGGAAGCGTGTGCAAAAGAGATTGGGAGTTTCATAAACTCCCAGGGTGGTGGTGGCCGACGAGCCCCTCGGCCCATCAGAGGACAGGCAATGGGGGCGTCAGCAGTGCCGCCCCGAGAACCTGAAGATTTGTATAAGGGGATTGACCCCTTTTCAGCCGTCAAAAATTTCACTTCAAAACAATACGGAGTAAAGGGGTAATAAGAAATGGCAGTTACAGACACCCAAGTCGACACGTCCAACTACGCGGAAGCTATGAAGATTCGCTATGGTCGTGCCATTGTTGAGACGATTAACCGAAAGGTTATCCTCTACGATATGTTGGAAAAAACCAAAGAGCACTGGACTGGTAAACAGCACCAAGTTCCCGTGTATCTTCGCTCGGCTAATGCCGTTGGTGCGCGAAACGAAGGCGGAACCCTGCCTGACGCCGCAGCCGACGTTTACCAAGAGTCGATTATCACGAACAAAAACAACTACGTGGTTGTGAAAACAACCAACATCGCTGAAGCGTTGACAAGCCAAGGTGGTGCGTGGGCTGCGGTAAAATCCGCAACCATCAAGCACGCCGCTATGGACTTGGCCTCCTCGATGAACCGCCAGTTGAACACGGGCGGTTTCGGCATTCTGTGCGAGGCTCAGAGTATGGTTGGGCTGGTCGTCACAATCCACACCTACGGTGATGGCACGTTGACCAACAAAACTCTCAAGGCTCCCGACACGACCCGTTTCCTCAAGGTGGGGCTTCGCGTTACGTGGGGCCGCTATGATGGCGTTGCAGACTTTGCTGCTGCGACCCCAACTGGCACAGGCCATGGGTATGTTAGCGCCGTCAACTCCTTGACATCGTTCACAGTCGTGAAGGACGTCTCCACGGGGGGAGCCGATCCGATTGCGACCGACGTTTTTGTCATTGGTAACGGTCTGGGGCAGACCCTCCAATCTTTTAACAAAGAGATGATGGGGATTGATGGAGTCGTTGGAAGCGGCGAAACGGGTTTTCAATCCATCGACGCCACAACGTACCCAGAGTGGGACTCAATCGTACTCTCCAATCCGGCTGGCGCTGGAACAGAGCGGCAATTGACTGAAGATGTGCTACAGCAAGCCATCGACCGGGTGAATGATGAATCGGCTGATGAGGCTGATATGTTGTTCTGCCACACGACAACCCGACGAGCGTATTTGAACCTGCTGAAAAGCAAGGGTTTGGAACGATTCGCTCCGACAGTCATGCGTGGTGGTCACAAGGCTTTGACCTACAACGGCGGTACGGGAGACACGCAAATCTTTGCTGATAAAGATGCGGTTCACCGAACCATGTTTGTTTTGTCTCGCGCTGACCTTCGCATGTTCGAGGTTTCCCCGTTCAAGTGGGACTCCACTGGTGGTGATACCTGGAAGTGGGTTGCCAACGAGGACGCTGCAACGGCATTTGGTCGCACGTATTCCAACCTGGGCGTATTGGCTCGAAACGCACAAGCGCGTATCGACGACATCGCTGTTACCGGCATCGCCGTATAGTCTAGGAGACTGTCATGTCATTGGATTTTGTACAGGTCAAACGAACACTGGAAAGCCTGAACGCCCCCTTGGGGGCGGGCAAGGTGTTCTACGTTTGCCCAGAATCAAATAGTTGGTTCTCCGATTTGGTCGGCATCCAAAAGGTGTCCGGTCAGGTAGTGGGGACCATTCAACAGGGCGTCGATAGCTGCTTGAGTGGAAGGGGGGATACTGTTGTGGTGCTCCCCGGCACTTACACGTTCTCAGACGCTGCTCTCGCGGTAAACAAAAACAGTGTTACGATAATGGGCCTACCGGGGCAGTTGGAACTAACCTACCTCATCACCGGCCAGCAGGACGAAGCGGCGGGCGCAGTGACGGGGTTCAACACCATCAACGTAACCGGCACATATGTGACCATCTCGGGGCTCAATGTGGCCAATGGGTGGCATAACGGAGGCACGCCGACCCGAGATGTAATTGCTGCGAGTGGGTCCGGGTTTACCCTCAAGGATAGCCTCATCTCGTATGATACCCAAGAGGGCTCTGCGTTAAATGGGGTCAATTTAGCAGCCAATTTCGGCAAGGTCCTAAATTGCCGTTTCGACAACTGCATTACGGGCGGCTCTGCCGTTTACTTAGATGTGACCACTGCGGACATCCGTAATCCCGTTATCGAGGGGTGTCATTTCACTGGTGTCAACAACAACGACGCAAACAACAACCTTGCATTTGCCGCAGCGGCATCGAGTGCCAATTCCATTTGGGGCCTGTTGATCAAGGGCAACGTCTTTGATCCATCGGGCACTGGTGGTGCTACTGGCACCGCTGGCGAGTGGTATGACCTGAACAACGGTGGTGGTGGTGATTACGAGGGGATGATTTGCGACAATCTCTTCGGCGTTGCTAGCATTGCTGCCGCCAATGAGCTTGGCGACTTGTCCGCAGTGATTCATTTCATTGGGAACAAGGGTCTAAACGGCCTGAGTACAGCGGTTCCATCGTAGTGCTTAGCCCGCGTCAATATGAGCGGTCCAAGCGTTTGCAAGTTGATGACAATTGGACGCGCACGATTCGTGAGTTGTACCCACCGGCTGAAAGGGCCAGTGTAGTAGTGGCCTTTGACCCGGTTTACCGGGGCGGTCGGTGGGTACTCGCTTACGATACGAGCGATGTCACAGAGGTCGCAGGAGCGTTTGTCCAGGTTCGGTATCTGAAGGCGTTTTACGTCTGGCAGGGACCAGGGCAGACGTTCCTTCACCCATCCGCTGTCATTGCAGACTGGCTCCGAGACCATGACACCCATTCCGAGCACTATACTGGGGAGTGGGAAGACCGGATGTTCGGAGACGTCGACAGGGCAAAAGAACAAGCCGAGAAAGCCTACTGGGACGAGATGACCTACGGGCTCAAGCAAGTCTACGACCGGCACGGTAAAGAGATCCGAGCCAGCCACGGGACGTTTTCACACCACAACGGCAGGGGTCCCAATAATGGGTCGAAATACTTCCTGCCTTCTAAGATGTACGGGGGATGGAAGCAATGACATTTGCCGAGCTCAAGACATTGGCCAAGACCCTCGTAGATGAGAAGGGTTTGTTCTGGTCAGATGACCAGATGAAGGCCCTGGCAAACACGGCAATGAGAACGGTGTTTCGCCAAATCGCTGGCTTCGATGCAACGCATTTTGCAGCCAAAACAACCATCACATACCCGGCAGACACAGAGTCTATCGACCTCACTGGCTCCTCCTATTTCAACATCACCCCATCGGTTTACAAAGTGCTCGCCGTGTCCAAGCTGAGCGAAGCTGCGGCGGTCACACCGACCAACCGGCCCGTCCAGCTGGACAGAACGGACGCAGCGTCGCCCCTTGGCTATGGCGACAACTGGAACGACCCAAACAGCGAGGCCAGGGGAGTATCAGCCAGTCGGCGGTGGTTCCTCGACGCAAGCAACCTGTACCTGGTCCCCATCCCCGCAGAGGCGACCCCTCTTATTATTCGGTGGGTGAATCAGCCGACCGACCTGAACGGGGCCAGCGACGTCGTGTTCGCAGGAAGGGCGTTTGAATACCACGATTTAGTAGCGACCACGTTAGCCCGACTCATGGTGGTCAAAGAGCGGCGCATGGCCGATGAAATTGTAGCCATAAGCGACTGGCTACGAATGGAACTTCAACAAGCTGAACGCTCTCGCTCGCAGCACCCACAGGTGCGCTACGAAAGCCCATACTAGGAGACAATATGCACAACGGATTTCCCCTAGAAATTATCATTCGCCCAGCGGCGATGCCAATGCTGATGCACGCAAAGAAAGAGGGGCATGAAGACGAGCCGGAAGACAAAAAGAAAAAGGCCAAGGCCGCTCGAGCCCTTTCCAAACTGTTCTCCAAGAAAGAAGGAAAAGACTAATGCCTACCGTAGGAAAAGGAACAAAGATGGAAAGGCGCTTTCCATACACGATGGACGGCATCCAAGAGGCCGAGGAGTATGCCGAGCAAACCGGGCTTGAGGTTGACTACGAAGACGCTCCTGGCGAAGGGGCTCCTGCCCCAGTTGCCCTTGGCGCAGAGGCGCAAGGGTTTGATATGGGCAACCAATCAGGGGCGCCCCCATCTGGCTCTGCTGCCGCACTTCGGCCAGCCTACCGGCGCCCGACTAAGCTGCGGTGATATATCCGGTACGAGGACCGTGGAAGGGCATTGAAGAGCGAGAGAGCTACCAGACAGACCAGCACTGCTCACTAGCCATCAACGTGGACTTCTCAAAGGGGTACATTGAGACCCGCGATGGGACTCGTGTAATCCTAGATGTCTCGGATATTGCAAACTGGCCGTTTGCCTCTCACGCCCAAATTGCGGTTTTAGACCGCCCGGCAGGAGACCCATACATTCTAGTCGTGGGTCCATCCCAGTCTCGAAGCTGGAAAATCTATTGCAGCATTTTGAAGTTGGATGGGACGGTCCTTGCGAACGTTGACTTGACTACAAGCTTTGCGGAGCCAGCAGATCAACACTTCCAGTGCTCAATAAACCGGGTGATCCTCGTAAACCCCGACACCCTTTCGCCAAACTTTGTGGGCCTGATAACAACGCCCAACGGATGCCTTATATGGAACCCGCATGTGGACCCCACCACAGTGCGCCGCCCCGTGATGACTGGCGCGGGCAAAGACCCCATTCAAGAGCTCACAGACATCCCGTATTACTGGGTAACGGAACCACGGGGCCGCATTTGTGTGCAGCACTTCGGGCGCCTATGGTATGCGGGGTTCAACCGGCAAGAAGAAATCACGCTATCACAGGGACTTCCGGCAACACAAAACTACATGCCAGAGTCATGGATTGTGGGAGCCAAGAGGGACCATTTCACCATCGGCCCACACGTTATCACCTACTCGAACACCAACGACCCGTTGGGGATTGGAGCCCAGGGGATGTTCCGGCTTCCGAACACATCCGAACGAGTCACAGGGCTTCGCTCGTTCAAAGAAAACCTCATCATTTTCTCTGACAGGGCGATCTACGTCGCAGTCGGCAACCCCGAGAC